AGTTGAGGGGTCAGATACCATAGGTATAAACACAGGTAGTAGTATTTTATTATTGAATGGTATTTTCCAAACACCAACTACTTTTAATAATCTTGGCAATAATTATGATTTTACAGAGGTTGGTGGAACATCAACTAACGTAGTATTTACAGGTATTACTTCATCTAATGGAAGTTTGATTACAAGTGATACTGATGTAAATCAAAATCAACTACCTAGAGGTGGTGTCATAGTATCATTAGGGTCAACTGGTGGTCTTGGAGTTGCACCTTTAGTTGGAGCAAAAGTTGTTCCTAATCTAGGAGTTGGTGGAACTACAATCGCAGGTGTCGTTGGTATTGCCACCACTGGTAGTTCTTATGGTATAAGCACTGCTTCGTATAATAACATTACTGGTGAACTTCAGGTTACAACTTCAACTAATCATGATTTTGGAAATATAAATGAGTTTGTTCGATTAGATGGTTTGACATTTAATCCTGCCTTAACAATACCAAATGATAGGTCATTTGGATTGACAGGAATACTCTCTTCAACAACATTTAGTGTAAGTATAGGTGCAAGTAACCAATCTCATGCATATGTTGGATCGGGAACTGCTTTTGAATACTTACATGATTTGACATTTGGTTCTGGTTATAGAAATCCTGTATCAGTTGCTGTAACTGATTTAAGTGGTACTGGTTCAGGTGCTGATATATCAGCAGTTGCAGGTGACGGAGGAGTGCTTTCATTCACAATCAATAATAATGGAACTGGATATACTAAACCACAAATTCAAGTATCATCACCATCATATTCAAATTTATCAGTTACAGGTGTGTCAAGAAGAGGAATTGGAAATACCACAGATACAGGAGATGGTGCTTTAATTACAATAGATGTCGGTGCTGCTAATACCTCTGTTGGAATTGGTTCAACTTTATTTACAGTATCTAATTTTGTTTTAGAAAATAATGGATACAATTTCAAAGTAGGAGATGTATTTAAACCTGTAGGGTTGGTGACTGCTACAGGTGTTACAACCATGACAGACTTTAATTTGACTGTTTTAAAAACATTTAATGATCAATATTCTTCTTGGAACTTTGGTCAATTTGACTTTATTGATTCAATTAAAGATCTTCAAGATGGTGAAAGAAAAAGATTCCCAATAATATACAATGCCAATTTATTAAGTTTTGAAATTGATGAAAATAATCCAGAATCAGCACTCATTAATCTTGATGCACTATTATTAATTTTCATAAATGGGGTAGTTCAAAATCCAGGTGAAGCATATACGTTTGATGGTGGTACATCGTTTACCTTTGCACAAGCACCAGATCCTTCAGATGTAATTGATATATTTTTCTATAAAGGTACGGAAGGTGTTGATGCGGTGCAAGTTTCTGCGGGTTCATCTGTAGCACCTACTATAAAAGTCGGTGATTCAGTACAATTGATAAAAAATTCTGGAGTAACAACTACTCAAGACCCAAGAGTGATATATTCAATAACAACTTCAGATGAGGTTGAAACAAATTTATATAATGGTATTGGTATAGATGATGTTAATTTTAAACCACTTAACTGGTCTAAACAAAAAATTGATAAAAAAATTAATGGTGAATTAGTATTTAAAACAAGAGATTCAATCGAATCTATGGTGTATCCAACTGCAAAAATTATAAGTGATGTTGGAATCGGAGATACAATACTATATCTTGATAATGCATCATTCTTTAATTATGAGGAAGATTTTTCAAGTTTAGATATTGGTGCTGTTGGTGGTCTAATTATAGAATCCACTGATCTTGTTGCTGCTGGATTAACTGCGGTAGTGTCAGTAGCAGGTACTATTCAATCTTTAGATATTACAAATGTTGGAAATGGATATGTAGGTTCAGCAGTTACTGTTTCAATTGCAGCTCCTTCAACAAATAATTATTATTCTATAACAACCTCAACAACTCCTCCAACTGGATTAACAACTGCCACTGCTACAGTATCAATATCTGGTGGTCGTCTAAATACAGTTACGATCACAAATCCTGGTTTTGGATATACCCAAACAAAACCACCTAAAGTCCTTGCTCCTTTCCCATCAATTAAGAAAGAAGACATTGATTTAATAACTACTGTTGAAGGATTTGATGGTGACATCATAGGTGTAGGAGTAACTGATGGTGTAAATGGAAATCCCCTAGCACTTAAATTTACCTTAAATGCTGATTTAGGAGCAGGTTCTGGAAATCCATCTGCAACTCTAACTGATTTGAAGGTTGGATATCCAATCTATGTCTTTGACACTCAGGTAGGACATGGTGTAACTTCTGTTTATAGTGATGGAGCGGTTGTTGCAACTGGCACAACTTGTGTTGATAACGTTTACTTTGTAGACGCATTTAATGCAGGGGTTGGTATTATAACATGTAATATCATGACTGGAGTAAATACTACTGGTATAGATACTTCAGTAGGTTTGGGAACTGCAATTGGTGGATTTTCATGGGGTCGATTAACCAACTTCAATAGAAGTAATGCTATTTCTATAGGAGTTACAGGTAAAACACATTACTCTGGTATTTCAAGTTATCCTACAATCCAGAGAAGAGATTTTGGACTTAGAGACAGTGGTGCTCTAAGAAAGGATCTTGGCTAGTATAAATATAGAAAAAAGCTGATAATATGGCTGCTATTGTAACTGATCAATTTAGAATTCTAAATGCAAATAATTTTGTAGAAACTGTAAATAATTCTACAAATTCATATTATGTTGTAGTTGGACTCGCTAATGCAACCTCACCTGTTGTTGGTTTTGGTAGAAGTTCAGATTGGAATACAGAAACACCAAATCCTATTGATAGTTTTAATTATACTAATCATGTTGGTGATACGATGACTTTTGGAAAAAAAGTAACATCAGACAATGTAAGAAGGTTAATATCAAGAAGAAATTGGACACAGGGAACAAAATATGAAATGTATCGTCATGATTATAGTTTGAATAATCCTTCACCAGTTACTGGGTCTTCAAGATTATATGATTCAAGTTATTATGTAATGAATCAAAATTTTGATGTTTATGTTTGTATTGATAATGGATCTAGTGGTATCAATACAACAGGAAATGCTTCACAAGACGAACCAATTTTTACAGATCTAGAACCATCAAGAGCAGGAGAAAGTGGAGATGGATATATTTGGAAATACTTATTTACTGTGCCACCAAGTGATATAATTAAATTTGACTCTACTGAATATATCTCTGTTCCAAGTGATTGGCCAACATCATCTTTAACTCAAATACAATCAGTAAGAGAAAATGGAGATGCGAGTGTTAATAATAATCAAATTAGAAAAGTATATATTGATCAACAGGGATTTGGATATACACAGAATCAATCAGGTGTTGAAGTAAATATTATTGGAGATGGCACGGGTGGTAAAGTTGTTATTGACACTGATAGTGAGGGAAAAATTACAAAAACAAATGTATCTTCAGGTGGACAAGGATATACCTATGGAATGGTAGATCTTGGAAGTTTAGGTAATCCAACAACAAGAGCAAAATTAGTACCAATTATACCTCCATCAAAAGGTCATGGATTTGATTTATATAAGGAATTAGGCACTGATAAATTATTAGTATATGCAAGATTTGATGATTCAACAAGAGATTTTCCTACAGATACTAAATTTGCTCAAATAAGTATTATTAAAAATCCAACATCTATTGGTTCAACTTCTACATTTACAGCAAATCAGTTTTCGTCAGTCAATGCAATTAAGTTAATAACACCAACAGGTACTCCTTCTATTGGTGAGAAAATTGAACAATCAGTAACAGGAGGAACAGCAAAAGGTTATATCGTATCATATGATACCGATACTAACGTTTTAAAATATTATCAAGATAGATCTTTAGTTTTTAATCAAACAACTGGAGATCAAACTGACTATGTTGGTGTAACTACAGAATCAAAAGTTTTAGCATTTGAATCAAGTGCTAATAAAATAATTGCTCCTACAAGTGGATTTTCAGCATCAGTAAATCAGAACTTTAGTGGTATTAGCACTAATCCTACTGGTAACAAAGTAATATCTTTAGGAGTTAACTTTGAAAATGGTCTTGCTAATCCTGAGATAAATAAAGGGTCGGGTGATGTAGTTTATTTGGATAATAGACCAGTTATAACTAGAAACTCTCGACAAAAAGAGGATATCAAAATCATCTTGGAATTTTAAGAAATGACACAAAAAACTAATTTAAATATAAGTCCTTATTATGATGATTTTGATAAGGATGATCAATTTTATAAAGTATTATTTAAACCAGGTTTTCCTGTTCAAGCAAGAGAATTAACTACTTTACAGTCGATTCTTCAAAATCAACTTGAATCATTTGGAACTCATATGTTCAAAGATGGTTCGATGGTGATTCCTGGCAATATAGCATATGATCCAGATTATTATTCAATCAAAATTGAAAGAGAGTTTCTTGGAGTTCCTGTATCATTATACCTAGATCAATTAAAAGGTAAAAAGTTAACAAGTAACATTACTGGTGTAAGTGTTGTAATAGATGATTATTTGTATCCTGAAGACAATTCACAGATTGATACTTTAACTATTTTTGTAAAATATATAAATTCTGGACCTAATAATGTAGATGCGACTATGAATGATGGTGAGTCGTTAATAACAGATGAAGCATTTGTATATGGAAACACACCAGTCAGTGCAGGAGAGTCTGTTTTAAAACTTATAGATGATGAAGCATGCTTTGTAGGTTCATCTGTATCATTAGCTGCTGGAGTTTATTTCATAAGAGGCACTTTTGTTGAAGTTGCTGCTGATAAAATAGTTTTAAATCCATATGATAATGATCCATCATATAGAGTTGGTCTTAACATAAATGAACAATTACTAACTGCTAAACAAGATGAATCATTATATGATAATGCTAGAGGATTTTCAAATTTTGCTGCACCAGGTGCTGATAGATTAAAAATTGAAACAACACTAGCTAAAAAAGAATTAAGTGATGTTAATGATACTAATTTTCTTGAGTTAATAAGAATTGATGATGGTGAAATTAGGTTTACTGCTGATAAAAGTCAATATAACCTAATAAGAGACTACTTTGCTAAAAGAACATATGAGGAGTCTGGTAATTATTCTTTAGAAGACTTTGAAATTGATGTTTTAAATTCTCTAAACGATGGTATCACAGGTGAAGGGGTTTATAAAGAGGGTGAAATTACAGAACAAGGTAATGAACCTAATGATGATTTAATGGTTGTAAAAGTATCATCTGGAAATGCATATGTTAGAGGATATGACATATCATT